ATCCCAGTAGCATTCTAAGCTAACTGTAGCTGTCTTCTGACCTGCTAAGTATGTTCTGCTAGTTTCGCCCATAGATGTTGATTCAATAGTGTCTGCTGTTTCATCAATGTTAAAAGAGCGTACTTCTGCCACTGTTGCTAATGAACCGCCATCAGTAACGAGTTTCACTATGCCGCTATTACCTGTTGCACTTGCCATGTTTATAACCTCATAAAGTTAAAGTGTACCGCGCTGATACTTATACAGTACACGCAGAGTTAAAATCACACCGCCAATCGGTGCTATAGAACCTTCATCTGTCTCGACACTAACAATCTGTGTATCTAGGGCAACACCGCCTCTAGTTCTGTCAGTATCAAGACTTTCCTCAACAGCCTCAATGATCTTGTTTCTAGCAGTGTCTATCTGACTGCCTTTCACATAGCATACAAGCTGATAGTTAATCGTTGCCATCCTGTGAGATATAGAGCCACCGACAGTATTGTCTTCTCTGTCCTCGTCTGCGCTCTGCACCAAGATAGCAGGAAACTGAGCATTCGATAGCTTCTCAAAATCAAATGGCTCTCTGGTTACATACTTCACCTTAACAGGCTTTGCAATCTGCTCAAGTGTATCTACCAAGTCAACCGCTATCTGTTCTCTAATGCTCATTTGATATTCCTAAAAAATATATCGCCTAGTTTCTTTTCTTCTTTTCTATTAAAGCCGAAGAATGGTCTTAGCTTGTTATTACCTGCCGCTTTCTTAGCCTCTACGGCTCTAGTGAAAAAGATAGTAGCCTTTTTTCTATCTGCCTTACTGGTCATCGCGCCAAGCATCTTGCCACTAAACTCAAGATTAGGCTTGTTAGTTCGACCTTTGAATCTTCTAAACCTTGCATACTTGGGAGAATACTTTGTAAACTTCCCGCCCTTAAAGCCAACACTCTGCGCTGTTCTGCGCTCTATTATGTTGATTCCTTCTTGGGCTGTAATAGATAAAGCTCGCTTTACCGCCTTATTGATATCCTTTCCCGCCTTTCGCAGTCTTTTCTCGACCTGCTTGGCGTTACTGCCAATCTCAACACTAACATTGACTTTAGTCTGTTTCTTTTTTTTATCTTTTCCAAGAACAGATGCGCCAATCCTAGCGATTATTGGTAAAGCCATTATCTGCTCAATCTACCGCTATGGATAGACTTCTTTTCGTCTTCTGTTACGACACTATCGTTATCAGCATCGTATTCAATGCCATCTCTTAGAATACTATCTAGCTCTTCGCCATAACGCGACTTGTAGAAAGCAATCATGCTCTGGAATCTATCGCCATCAACCCAGTTAGTTAACTGAGGCAATGCGTACTTCCACAACACCAAGTAAGATGCACATCTTGTAAACTGTGAGTCTGTCAGGTACGCGCTGTTTAGCTCGCCTGATAGCCCTTTCTTATCCCACCAACCTATTCGTAGTTCTCGGATAATATCGCTCTGCGCCTTAGCGTGTTCATCGCTAAAGGTATCAAAGCCCAACTCTAGTATGTCAGGCACTAGGTTCTTTAAATCTAAGTCTGTAGAGAATGCCATTACCACTTCACCTTATCTGCCCAGTAAGCCCCAGACATCTTGCCTTTGGCTATATTCTTTGCATGGCGCGCTTTAAATGAAGCCCGCTTTGCTTTATCTGCCGCTGATTCATTCTTTCTAGGTGGCTTGTTATCTGCACCCTGCTGTCCGAATCTAATCAGCTTAATCTTATCTCCTTCTTTAGCTAATACGGCGTGAGACTTAGTCGAATGACCAGATGTTCTTTTGGGCTTATTATAGCCACTGAACCTTTCGCCTCTATATGTAATCGCCATATTAACCTCAGAAAAAAGAATAGCCCCCACGTAAGCAGGGGCATTCAACTTAAAGTGCCGCGTCAGCAGTGATTTTAACACCAAAGCTGTCGTCTAACTCACCAACACCATATACAGCAGTAGCGTTAAGCTCGTTAGCACGTAGTGAAGCATCACGTTGTACTTCTAGGTTGAAGTCACGCTTGATAGCAATAGCAAGTGCTTCTGGGGCAAATACAGCCGCAACAGCATCAGCTTCACTATCAATAGCAACATTAGCCGACTCATAAACATCAATGCCTGCGATAGTACCAACATAACCGCTACGCATAGCTTCGTTCTGTAAGTCACCGCCATTTGGGTTAGCAAAGGTGTTAGTTAGGTTAGCTTTCAACTGATACGCTTGGAACGGATGCACAACAGCCGCCATAGAGCCAGTTACTTTGTTAGCTCGTAGAGTAGCCGCCGCTTTGAATAGATCAGCAACAGTAAGCTCAGCACCTGCCGAGCCTAAAGCACCAGAGAAGCCAGAAAACAAAGCAATCAAGTCTTTGTCAATCTTGGTAGCGATAGCGTTACCAAGAACAGTACCAAGCTCATCAGCAGGGTTGCCTGCGCCCATAGCCGCTAGATCAGTAAGAACAACCTGTGCGCCTACTTCGCCAACTGCTACTGATACAGATGAAGTGCTAACAGCAGTACCAGTCATGTCAGTACCTTCTGTTAGATCACCTGCCGCGATTGCAGGGTACTTAGGCACTTGAATAGTTGTGCCTGCTTCGTTGCCAATGTTGTACTGAGTTACAAGACCTAGCATTAGGGATTGCTCTTCAGCAGTGAAACGAGCCTGAGCAATGATATTAGTAAACAGGTCGTTTAGTGTAGTTGTAGTTGTATTAGCCATTTTAAAACCTCAATAAATAGAAAGAAAAAATAATTTAGCCTTTCCTCTTCATAGCGGCATAGGCTTCTTTGCCCCCGCTATTCCAATTCTCGACCATCCAATCCACCGATTGAGGCTTCGGAGTAGAGCCACCTGTATTACCCATGCTTCCTGCACCGCCACCTGAGGCGCGCACAAAGTGTGGGTTAACAGTTAAAAATTCTGTAACCATCTCATCGACAGATAACAGATCACCTTTATCATTATATCTAGGTGTTCCGTTATTATCTACAATCTCGACCGCCCCATCTTCATTTAGTCGAGTGCTACCTTTCAGTAGCGCGGTTACTTGTGCTGTATCAACTGCGTTATTCCGACTAGCCGCACTGGTTAACTGTCCATCAATTAACGTCTCTTGCAATCTTGCCTTGTAACTGTTGATTACTGCATCTTTCTTTTCGACAGTATTCTTCAAGATAGAATCAAACTCTCCGCGCTGTTTCTGTTGCTCAATCTCAGCCTGTTCCTTTTGAGTAAGTAACTCTTTGGCTTCATCTAAGTTGATGCCACCTAGCCGCTTATCAAACTTGCGCTGTTCTCTAGCAATCCGATCAGCTACGATTCGGTCTAGCTCTTCTTGTGAAAATGTCTTTGCCTGTGTTTCTACTGCCGCTGTTTCAGTCTCAGCTTCTTCTATGGTTTCCATGATTGTATCGCTCATGTTGCGTGCCTCACTAGGAGTAGTTGGTGAATCGTTAGTTTAACACAAGTTATTTCTTTGTCTTGCGTTTCTTTTTCTTAGGTCTTCCGACCTTGCTTCCGTATGTTCCTGCGCCTTTTGGCATTATGTCTGATCCTTAAATTTAACTGGTCGCCATCTATGTCTGCAGTTATAGCCACCTTTGTTTATGAATGGATTAGATCCGCTTTTTCCTGCCCATTCGCCTTGCCAAATTTCTTTCATTTCGTTAATCGTGTAAACCTTATCTACATGCCTTTGGCAAAAGCCTCTAGTCACTTCATCATTAGAGCCTAAATAAATAAATTTTTCCGCGCCTGAATCTAAAGCAACTTTAGCATTAATTGCCGCATCAAATTGCGTTAATGAATCATGTATCTGCTGTTTGACGTATCTTGCCATTTCTGTGCCTACAACAGCCTGCACTGCTGAAACACTTTGCGCAAAAGTAGCACCTGTTAAAGTGCTTTCGTAAACTTGCTTCGCTAAAACGTCTAAATACTCAAGACCTAAATCTTCCATGCCCTGAAACGTCATCTGCTGTAGCTGGTTAACTACGGAACGATCAAGATCAACAAAGTCTCCATAGTTACCAAGCATATCTACTGCGCTATCAGCTACCTGACCATAATCCCTGATAACACTATCAACTTGCGTTAAATATTCTTCGGATATTGCCTGACGTAATTCAGTTCTTGCGTTTAACGCCCATTCCAAATCAAAAAGCTCGCCATCTTTCAATGGTGCTGATGCCATTAGATCAACGACTCTATTCTCTAAAGTAACAAGTGCAGAGGCTAATCTTTCTTCATGCCTATCAGCTAACCTATCAACAATATTGAAATGGTCAGTATCAGCCGCCATTGGTTATCTCATCGGCAAAGTTACCAATGCGCTGTGAACCTGAATCAATCTCATTATGTGCTTTAGCAAGCATATCGTCATCAAGCACTAGATCAGCAATCTTCTTGTCGATCTCCTTTCCTAATGTTTCAGATTTAACGCCAGTGGCTCGCATCTGCTGTAGGAACACTAGCTCTTTGTCGTAGTCTCTTAGGTCGAACGCATCAGGATAGAACACCTCTACGTCATTGGTTACTTGTTGCCACTGACAGAACAGGTCAAAGATCTGCTCCTCTACCAACTCAAGAATATCTGCTTTCTCAGCGAGTTTAGCGTTAAGCATCTGAAACTCTGTCTGCATAGCTACGCCTGATTGAGTCATTGCTTCTGTGCCACGCACTGCGCCCATGTGAGCCATGCGATTGATAGATTCTACCTTTTCGTTGATAGACTTCATGACAGCATCTAGGTTAGCCCCTGATGGTTGCATCTGGTATGGCTTTAGGTTGCCATCCATATCATCAGGTAAGTTAATCACTGCTCCTGCACCTGCACTAGCATCGGTCTCAAACGTCTTCACTAGTGTTGGGTGGTTACTGATACGAATCAACTGTTCTACTTCTGATAGCTCTTGGTAGATAGCTCTTTGCATATACGACACATCTGATATATCACTTGTGCCAATACCGCGTATCTGTGATCTTTGAGCAGGAACAAAAATAGCAGGTATCTTGCCTAGTGCGTTGTCAATCTCTTCAATCTTTTGCTCACCATTGTTAGTGGCGCGCCAAGTTTCGATTGTGTCTTCACGCCAAACCCTATAATAGACCTCTGTCTCTGTTTCGTTGATGCGGTCTACTGATTCCCTTACCTTTAGATAAACGAGCTTAAAACGACCGCTAGGCGTTCTCTCGTACTTCCAGTCAAATACGTTCTCAGGTGTGATCATTGTCATGTAAGGGCGAATCTCTTGATCTAACTCTTCTGCCCTTGTAGCCGCATTAGACTGAGGCTTATCGATCATTAACCATACGTGTCCATATACGCTAGACCATATCTGCGCCTGTCTCATAAACGCATTAAAAGAACGACCATCAAGATCAGCATCTTTCATAAAAGGTTCTAGTGCGGCGTTGTTGGCTAGGCTATTGAATGCTCTGGTTGGCGGTACACGCCAAAGGAAACTAGAGTAGATGTGGACAATGTTCTTACAGTGATTGTCCATCGGGGTAAGGTCTAAACGTCTAGCATATTCGTCTTTGTCTTCTGAGATGTAGCTTGTCAGGTAGCCGCCATCTTTATAATCTTCTCCACCCATGTAGCTTCTAAGATAGAATGACCATCTGTGCTTGTAGTCATCATATATTGGGTGTGTGTTATCGATCTCTCTTGTTTCCATCAAGTCCACCTAGTCGGTTGCGGGGTGTTATATTCAGTTCTGATTGGGAACAAATACTCTACTAGGTAGCCTAACGCATCATTCATATGATCAGTGCCATCCTTGTTAGGAATACTTGTACCCTCTTTGTATGTCTGTCTTTCTAAACTCTTAATCGTTTGCTTGCACTTAGG